GAGGAGGTAGACCGTGCCGGCCGGGACGTAGTAGTCCGTGACCATCGGGATGCCGCACACCTCAAGCGCCTTGTAGCCGCCCTTGATGGTGGTGCTGAACTCGCCCGCGGTGAACCGACGCTGCCCGACCATCGACTCCATGAGCTTCTTGGCGAGGCCCGGGGTCGTCATGAGCAGGAAGTCCTTCGGACGCACCATCGCGTCCTTGCCGCTGCGGCCGGAAATCTTCTGGATGAGATCCCAGATGTCCGACTCGGTCGGCTGGTTCACATCCGGGGTGTCCGTGCCCGCGACCATGCGGGTGGCATCCCAGATGCTGTAGGACGAGGCCGAGATGTTGTGCAGCGAGGCATACGACCCGCCGCGGTTGGTGATGTTGATGAGGCCGTTCATCGCGGCGTTGAACGAGGTGTCCGAGGCGGTCGCCTTGACAATCTTGTCCGTCGCCGCCATGCCCGAGATGGCCGTGCCAAGCGTCAGCGTGGCGTTGTCGCCGCTGTTGCTGATGGCGGTGATGGCCGAGCGGCCGAGCACCGCGTCCGACGACGAGGTGTCGAGGACCGCGATGTAGTCACCCACGGAGAGGAGGAGCGAGCCCTGGCCCGCGCCGCTCACGCCGTAGGGGGACGACACGATGATGCTCGTGGTGGACGAAGCCGTGCCGATAAGGGCCACGACGCCATCCGCCTTGTTGTGGAGCGCCTGCTGCATAAGGAGCTGCGAGGCCTCCTTGATTTCCTCCATCGTCTTCTTGGCGATGGTCGTGAAGGCCGCATCCTTGGACTGCGTGCCCACGAAGGCGAGGCCGTCGATCTGACGGGTCGTGTACGCACGAACCACGCCGACGTTCGCCTGCACTTCCGTCGCCGTGGTGTCAGGCGGGAAGTAGCCGGACTGCGAGAACGTCGCGCCAGCCGGACGGCCGGTCACCACGTCGAAAAACACATTGTTGCCACCCCAGCGCATGTTGCGGGGGCCGCCAGCGCGACCCTTCTCAAGCTGGGCAAGGAGCGGAGTGACAAGGTTCTGCACCTTCTCGCGGAACTGGCTGTAGACGTTCTTCAGCAGACCAGTAAGTTCCGCATCGGTAATCACCGTAGGAGCGGGCATCTGAATGTAAAGCTAGAGGTTAACGAAGGGACGAGAGGATTTCTGACATCGCAGAATCCACCGCGTCATCAATGGTGGCCGGTTTGGTCACCTTGGGTTTAGCAGGGGCACTGCTCGCACGACCCACGGGCTTGGTGGCCTGCCCCACCGCCCGCTTGGCTTTCTGGGCTTCAACTTGCGCCTTGGCCACCGCGGCCTGCGCCTGCTCCAACTGCGGAGAGGTAGCGGGCTCACTGCGCCGGGCATGCATCATCTGCGCCCACATCGCCAGATCGTTCACGATGTACTGCCGAGCGGCATCAAACTGTGACGCGGGGAGATAGGGCTGGCCATTCGGCCCCACCTGCGCGTGCAGTTGCATAGCATACGCCATCCGCTCTTCCAACTCTGCGGGGGAGACGGTCGGGAGCGCCTGGGTAATCAAGTCCAGCGCCGGCCGTACCTCTCCTTCGTAGAACGCTTGACCCTGCCGGCTGATATCCGCCAGCTGGGATTGCACCTTCATCTGCTGCACCTCACGCTCGGCTCGCTCTGCCCGCTTTTCCGGGGAGTTTTCCGCCGCGTAGGCGTCTCGCACGTTAAGAAAGAAGTCCTCGTCCGACAGAATCCGCTCCAGCTGGGCCTCACGCTCGTCGATGAGGCGAACCAACTCGTCGCGTTCCTGCTGCAACTGGACCGTCTGCTGCTCCACCTGCCGCACCTTCTGCTCGCGCTCCTCGTTATACACCCCGAACTGCGCGAGTTTGACCACCTGGTCGAGCCGATCCTTGCGAACCTTGCCGTTGGCCTTGTACTCGACCATCAGCGCCGGGATTTCGACCTCGCCCTCTGCATCACTGAGGGTAAAATCGGTCGCCAGCTTGTCCGTGACCACCGGGACCGCGACATAGCCCTCCGGCATTGCGACGGATTCGTCGGATGCCTCGGGTTCAGTCTCGGCGGCCTCGTCCGTCACCTCATCCGGGGTGACTTCCGGGGCCTCTTCCGTGGAATTTTGCGTGTCCTGCGGTTCAGCGGGTTCCTGCGGCTCCGGTTCGGCGGCGACGGGTGCTGGCACCGGCATCGCGGCCTCCACGGCGTCCGTGAGGGCTTGCTGAATGTCCATCGGGTACGACTCCTAGGCTTGGCGGGACAGGATGTCCGCTTGCTGCGCGGCGACTTCCGCCTCCGACGGGACCTGAAGGCCCTGCTGGAGCATCGGGGCGACCCCGATGGGCGGATTACCGGCGGCCAGCGGCAGCTGTCCCGGCGGGAGAGGGGGCACACTAGCGGCGCTAGGGCCAGCCGGGGGGTTGCCCGCCATCGGCGGCGCACCACCCCCCTGCTTCTGCATGGCCTGATTGGCCAAAGCCGTCCACCGCTCCTGCGCGGCGGCAATTACCATCGGATCCAAGTCGTCCTGCAGCAGGATTTCCCGCTCCAGTACGTCCTGATGAATCGCTTCGTTGTCCTGCCACCGAAGATCCGGCGCGGGGCTGCCCATCCGGATGGCGTCCGCCACCCGCTTGGCCCGCGCTTCCTGATCGTCGTCTGGGCTGGAGATGTCCCGCGCCACGGCGAAGAGCTGGCGACGGCGGTATTCCTTAATGTCAATCACGCCCGTCTGGAGCCAGTTGTCCAGCAGGTAGAGGCGGAAGGCCATCGGCATCGGCATCAGCGTGGACGGCTCAACCTTCACGTCCGACTGGCCATCGAAGTCCGTGGTGCTGACGGCGCGAGCCAGGTCCGGACGGCCCTTGCCGACCGCCCCAAGCGCCCGCGGGACATCGTAGCCCCACGCCATCGCGGCCATCGACACCTTGCACCAATCGGTGTACGCCTGCGCCAGCGCCTGCACGGCCGGGCTGAACACGCGCTCCAGCTGTTCGCGGCTGGCGATGATGGCGCGACCCGACTCGCCCGTCACCTGTCCGCGGCTGACCGCGTTCCAGCCGGACGCATCTTCGAACGCCGTCTTCTCCAGCGCCAGCGCCTCCTTCACATCCGTGCCGATGGAGAAACCCTGCACCGGCTGGATGGACTCTCCCATCGGCCCCGCGCCCCGAATCTCGATCATCGAGGTGACGCCACCCATAAACGTCTCGGTCGCAATCGCGTTGGGCCGGGTGAGGAACCGTCCACCCGCGTTGACGCGAATGTTCTCGACCCACTTGGAGAGGAGCGCGTTGACCCGCATCTGGTGGTCAATCCACTGCTCCATCACCGGCCGCGGATAGTACGACGGATCGCTCGACCCGTCACGCACTGCCACCACCGGGATGGCGTTCCACATCAGCGGCGACGGACCAAACACCACCGTGTCGCCCACGACGATGAGGTGCAGGCCCTCGGGCAACGCATCCGGGTGCGGCGCGACGTAGACCGTGAACCGCTCGGTCACGTCCTCGTCGCGGAGCCGCTGGCCCTCGCCAATCGTGGTCTGCGTCAGCACCCACGCGCCAATGCCCTCCGACCCGCTATAGGTCGGCTGGTTGCCAGAGAGCATCGTGGTGTCGGCCGCATCCAACCCCGTCACGCCGTAGCGGAACGCGGCCTCAGCACGGCTGATAACTTCCCGAATCACGACCCAGTGCGGGGCCTGCGTTGCGGTCGCGTTGGGTGACACCCGCACCTGCTCCACGCGAAGCGTCTGACACCCGATGTCTCCGAGGGGCTTCTTCTGACCTGGCACCATCCCGAGGCGCTCGTCCCACGGGCCCTTATCCGGATCCCAGAACATATGCCAGAAGCTCACCCCATCGGTCTGCGCCCAGAACGCGGCCTCGCGGGAGATGCGCGGCATCTGCTGCTGGTCGTGCTGGTACTCCAGCGCCAACTGCTGCGCCTGCGCCTTGCGCTTATCGTCCGGGTCCTGCGTGGTCGGCGTCACCGAGAAGCCGGGGCGCTGGTCCACAAGAATCTGCAGGCGCTGGTCAAGCGCCTTGTCGATCATGTTGTACACGACGCGGGCGGCATCACGGGGCCGAGTCGGCTCCCGCCACGGGCCCAGCCCGTTGGCCGAAATCCACTGCTGGCCGGCCCGGAAGAGGCGGTTCCGCTCCACCAAGTGGAGGTGCATCTGCACGGCTTCGCGCCGGGACTCCCACAGCCCGCGGGTCCACGACGCCCACGCCTGCATATCGTCGGCGGTATTGGGGTCCGCCCCAGGGTAGTCTGCGCCATAGAGCGCCCGTTGGAGGGCCGAGAAATCCTCCTCCGGCGTATTGCCCGTGTCCTCTGGCGGATTCGGGGCGACCTGCGTGTTGGGATCGGTCGGGGCGTTACTCAGCCCCGCCATCGCCCGTGCGAGGGCGTCCTCCAACAGCGCGTCCGTGTACGGTATCGTCACTTAGTCCATTCTCCCAATGCCAAAGGCCGCCCGCACCTTATTCCAGTCCTTCAGGTCCTCAAACCGCTCGCGGATGGCCCGGAGCACTTCTTCCTGCGCCCACGGTTCCCGCTCCTGATTGGCCACGCCCACCAAGTCCTCCGGCACCTCGGCCGGGGCAGGTGGTAAGGACGAAACGGGCGGCACGGGGGCGAACTGCGCCAGCACCCCACTCAGGCGATGGATGGCAAACACCGCCACCGCGGCCCACAGCAAGTGGACGAGCATTACTCCGCAGTGTAGCGGATGGTCACGACCGGCGAGCCCGAGCTGTAGGTCGAGCACCGCGCCCGAAAGGCGCTGTACCCGCCCGCCGGCTTCGAGAACGCGCCGGCCGCCGTCGCGGTCGAGGCATCCGTGCCCGAGTTCGACGGCGTCATGTTGAAGGCGACGTAGTTCGTGCCGTCCACCGTGGCCTCGAACGTAATGGTCGCGCTGAACGTCCCCGTCACCTGCACGGCGACGTGGCCCGGCGACGGCAGGCCCGACACACTGGCCGCATCGTTCTGGGCCGCCACGGTCACGCTATTCGACTTGAGAAGAGTCGCAGACATTAGTTACAGTCCCACGCCCGAAGGCTCTTGTTGATGCGCGAGTTCGGATCGTTTGCCGTCTTCGCACTGGTGAGTTTGGACTTCATGCCCTTCATTCTGCGGCAGAAGGCGATGCGCCGCTTGGCGGCCTTGGGTGACCGCTTGGCTTCAGACGACTTGACCGGACGCTTGATATCCCGGCCCTCGGCACGGAGCGAGGCGCGGCCCTTGGCGTTCAAGCCGCCCTCAGGGTCCTTCCCTTCCGCCCGCTGCCACGCCGGGGACGCCATCAGTCCTCGGACTCCTCGTCCTCGGACGCCATCTCGTCGTCCATCTCGTCGTCCGCCATCTCGTCCTCGTCTTCCAAGAGGGCGAGTTCGGCCTTGAGGGCGGCGATTTTCTCCTGGAGCGCGGCGATCTTGGCCGCCTTGCCCTTGGCCGGCATCTCGCGCTTCATCTCCTCGTCCGCTTCGTCCTCCGACGGCTTCTCCATCGGGCCGGGCTTGGGTGCGCCGATGGCAATCATCACGGCCATGCCGGGCTTGCCCTTGCGCCGCATCATCGGCGTGCGCTTGCCCACCTTCTGCGCCACGGCCTCCATGAATCGTGCCTTCTTATCCATCTACCAGCCCTCCGCGGGCAGTTGCGAGGTAAAGTCTCCGACCAGAGCTGACCGGGACTGGGTCAGGTGGGTCTGCGGGTCATCCCCGTAGACCGCCGGTTTCACATACGGGTCCGGAGGCACCATCTGCACCCGGTCCCAGCCATACAGGGACAAGCCCAACGCCATGACACCATCATCGTGATACCCCTTGGGTGCTTCGTATTTGACACCGGTTGCCGTGTAGCTAAACTCGAACGCTTCCAGTTCGGCCGGCAACCACCCGGCGGGAATCTGCAATTCGCCGCCTTGGAAGGCGGCAATCAGCCGCTGCATCAGCCGGAGCTTGGACGACTGGGTGAAGACGTGCGGGGTGACATCCACCCCTAAGAGCTGGAGGTCCGCGACGATGGCATCTCCCACGCCGGTGGCATCCACCACGCAGGGCACCTTGCCCACGAGTCCCAAAATTTTTGACTTCGTCTCGGCCCACGGCAACTGCCACCGCTCCAACCACACCACGCGCCGCCAGGCATCCATCCCGCAGACCACGGTGTAGTCCATCGAGCGGGCGAGGTCGATGCCGTAGATGACCGGCGGCTGTTCGCCCCCCTCCCCCACCGCCTTCCGGATGGCGTCCAACCCAAAGGGGTTCGCGCCGTCATCGGTCGGGATGCCCTCGAACTCCTGCGCGAAGATGTCG